GCTATGCCCAATGCGCCGAGCTCGTCTGGCGGTGCATGGGTGAACACCCATATATCGAGGTGCCGCCAGCACCTACCGAGGTGTGGTTGATTTGTCACAGCTGGGAGCAGAGCCTAGCGCTGCAAGACAAACTTTGGCAGGTGTTACCTAAAGACATGCTTCACCCGGAGACGGAATACAACCCGGGCAGAGGCTTTAGGGGCAAGGTTCCGATCGTGGCGTTTAAGAACGGATCACGGCTACGCATAAAGACAACGAATCAGGGCAGTCTAGGCGTGGCCTCCGCTACGATTTCTTTTGTGGGCATTGACGAGCCACCACCTAGAGCAATCTGGGGCGAGCTGTCGGCGCGGGTGTTGAGAGCCGGCGACCTGGGCGGCGTAGGGTTGACGATGACACCCGTTGGTCGTCCGTGTGGATGGCTGCAAGACATGGTAGAACAGGGCATAATAGCCGACCATCCGGCGCCGCTTACCGTGGAAAACGTCACGCCAGAAGGCGGGCTACCCATGCTGACCCAAGCACAGATAGACGACGTGGCTGCAAAGTATTTGCCGATGGACAGGCCACAGCGTCTATTAGGTGAATGGAACGGGCCCACGGAGGGCCGCACCTTTGAAGCGTTTAAGCCTGAGATGGTATGCGGCGAGCGACCGCCACCAGGGCTTAAGGTGCAGATTGGTATTGGCATTGACCATGGCGCTGACGCCGGGTCACAAGTGGCGGTCCTAGTAGCGGTAGACAAGGGACAGCGGCACCCTCGGATCTGGGTCTTGGATGAGTACACCTCTGGCGGTGATGCCGTTGATCCAGAGGAGCACGCGCGGGGGATCCTTGCCATGCTGCGCCGGCAGGGCATGACCTACCACAGCGTAGATCAATGGAGGGGGGACCGCAAGTATGGTGGCCGCCAATACGGAGGCAAGATGGGAAACAATCGCCTAATGCGAGCTCTAGAGCGGGAGATCGGAGTAGGCGCGGGCTCTCTTCCGTTTACCATTCGCACAGCACACAAGCCGCGCGGGTCAGTTTATGAGGGCTGCAGCATTCTTAATGAATGCATGATCCATAATGGTTTCTTTGTCGATCCCAGGTGCAAGCAGCTGATCAAGAGCCTGCAACATTTTACCTTTGTTGATAACGAGTACAAGCATAGCGTGGACGCTTTGCGCTACGGGGCTGTTGAACTAATAACGCGTAGGCTATATGCTCCAAGCAAGCTAAAAATGTACTAAGATAGGGCAGGTATACCTATGGGCCTCAGTCTTCAAACCACACCACATCCACCCGCAGCACCCACAGCCGAGGACGCGCGGAGGTGGGAGCACACCGGGCTACGGATGAGAATGCTTATCGGTAGGTGGGAGGATGACTTAGAGAAAGCTGTAGCTTTGCACGTCGACCCAGGGCGGCAGGCTGCTTGGGGTACGCCGGATCTATCCTCTAATATCTTCCGATCAATTACTAAGCAGCTCAGCGTATTGTATGACCGGGCGCCGGTTGTTGATCACAAGGACGGCAACGATACAGGGCTAGAGGCTATCAAAGCAGTAGACGCTAGCGGGCTGTGGTCTATGATGCCGCGATTCGCGGCAAACGTCATAGGCTGCCGTGAATTTTACATGGCGGTAAGCGCTAACGCAGACGGTGAGCTTGTTTACCGTCCAGTTGCGCCGAATCGAATTATTGCGCTGTCAGATTCAGAGCAGCCGGACGTACCCGTATTTATCCGCGAGCTCAGACTACGAGAGCACCCTAAAACGAGTGAGCTGATCTGGACATGGCATGAGCTGGACATACGCGACCCGGCAAACCCGATTGAGCGCATATTAACCACGGACCACGCCGGCAAAGCAGGCCGCGATCTGACCATGGATTATCTCGGCACAGAGCGCAGTGGTGATGCCTACCCATACCGCGACAGCACAGGCCGCCCGTTTATTCCTGGTGTGCTCTACCACGCAGAGAAGACGGGCTATCTGTGGGACGCATACGAGGGCTCAGAGGTGGTCTACGGGTCGCTCAATTGTGCTGTCTTCTATTCTATGTTTGGACACACGCTAAGAGATGCGAGCTGGCCGCAACGCTATTGCATCGGCGCGCTGCCTATGGGCATGGGCCTTGAGGACGGAAACAACAACGGCACACGGCGAGCCATTAGCACCGATCCTGCATCGATCCTAATGTTTCAAGCAGAAGGCGACCTACAGCCCCAGCTGGGCCAGTTTAGCGCAGGTGCTGACGTGTCTAAGATGCTCGAAGCTATTAGCAGCTATGAGCAACGGGTGGCAGAGTTCGCGGGCGTCTCTCCTGCAGACCTGCAGCGCTTAGGCGGCACAGCTCGCAGCGGCTACGCAATCAGCATTACCAATGCCGGCAAGCGGGAGGCCCAGCGTAAATATGAGCCAATGTTTAGGGCCGGAGATGTCGAGCTGCTGAGCGTATCCGCTAAGATGCTCAACCTGTTTGCAGGCTATAGCGTTCCAGAGGCCGGCTACACAATTCGCTATCAGGCAATCCCGATGAGCGAGCAAGAGCGGGACGGGATGCGAAAGGATCTAATAGAGAAGATCCAGGCCGGTATTATGTCCAAGGTGGACGCCTATATGGAGCTTCACCCAGGCATGAGCAGAGAGCGGGCGATAGACGAGCTCGACAGGATTAGACGCGAATCAATCGCATTCAACACCTAAATAGGAAGGACAAACCATGGGGACAAGCTGCCCACACTGTAGCAAAGAGGTATCGGGCTGGATTCCAGAGGACCGGCTAAGCAAGATGGCCGCCGATAAGCGGGAAGCGCTGGCAGAGCTGGAGGCATTGAAAGCCCAGGCACAGACTTTGCAGAGCAAAGCCGAGCAGGTAGAGGCTCTAACTGCAGAGCTGACCGAAGCCCGCACCCACGCCGCTAACCTCAGCACACAGCACAGCAGACAGCTTGACGTTTACCGGCACGGCGTAACTGATAGCGAGGACGTGGCCGATCTGTTGGCTATCTATGAGCGACGGGCGCCCGATGGCGTGAGCCTGGGGGATTGGCTGGGCAATCGTGATGAGCTGCCTAAAGCGGTATCGGCTTTGCTTGCCGCGTCACAAGCTGAGGCCGGATCAATGCCGCCACCACCTGCCGAAGCCGCACCCGTTACAGCGCCACAGGCTGCAGCCAACGGGGCCGAGGTGGCACCACCTAACCCGACGATTAGCGCAACAGCCCCAGCAGCTGCACCCGTAAGCGCTAACGCTGGGGCCGTGGTAACTCCACCGGCACGGGCTATGCCTTCTGCCGCCGATATTGCTTCAATGTCGATCGATGAATACAAAGCGCACAGAGACACCCTAATTGCAGGGTTGACGCAGCAGCGCGGGCTCTAATACAATTCCATTTGCCGAGGGTCGCACCCGTAACAGCGTTTAGACGGCTCAAACCCAAAACTAAAACACTGTTTCTAAAGGTGCTCAAATGCCCATTACTCATTCTTCTATGGAGACGGATCTTCGTCTCGCCGCAGTCCTTGATCAGGAGATCGCGCTTCTTCTGGCTGACCGTTCATCTATCCGTAACTCCGGCGCGGTTAAGTCCTATGGCCTCATTAATGGCCGTGGCTCTGACACCCTGAGCATTCGGATCGCTGGCCTTGATGGTTCGGACAAGTTCGCCGTAACCGCTGCCGAGGACACCGACGTAACCGAGACTGCGCTCACGGATTCTAGCGTATCTCTCGCTGTTGCTCGTTACTCGCTGCGCCGCGACCTAGGCGATCTTGCAGAGCTAACCGGCTTTCCCGGTACAGACATCAGCGTAGACCGTCTGGCTGCTTCAATGGTTGGCGAGGCCGAGCAGTGCTTTATGGAGATCATCGGCAACACCATTACCGGCTTCGGCACAGACAAGGGCTCTAAGGGCACAAGTCTTAGCGTTGATAACTGGTTTGATGGTATCGCTGAGCTTCAGACGGCAGGCAATACTGGCATGGTCTTTGCTCTTTTGAACCCCCAGCAGCTGGGACAGCTTCAGTCCTCGATTCGAGCTGAGGCCGGCGCAATTCAGTTTGTGCCTGCAACAGCCGCGATGCTCGAAGTTAAGGGCGCTGGCTATGCTGGCATGTTTGCAGGTGTGGACATCTACACGAGCAAGCAGCTTGAGAGCTCAGGCGGCGGCTACGATGGCGCTATGTGGGCTGAGGGTTGCATCGGTTACGCCGAAGCAGCACCCATGATCACACAGGGTAGCGTGGTTCGTCCGGGCGTTTCTCCGGTTGTGGTCGAGTTCCAGCGGGACGCCTCTAAGGCTCTCACCGAGATCATTGGTCACTACTACCTGGGCGCTGCCATCATTCAAGATGACATGGGCGTGGGTATTCTCTCGACCGACTAGACCTAAGGTAACCCCAGGGGGGGGCGGGCTCCTTCCGTCCTTCCTTGGGGTTTACTCCTCCTTGGGGTTACCGCTTTCATTCAAATAGGAAGGACACACTTTTATGGCTCACGATTTCGGAAATTTTGGCACGGTAGTTAGCGGGGCTGAGGCCTCGACAAATCCAGCAGCGGGAATTCTGCCAGAGCTGCCGCGCGCTAAGTTTTACCTGATGCACAACCCCGAGGGGTGGGAGCCGGTAAAGCGCGAGGATGGGAGCTGGGAGTGGCTACCAATTCTTAAGCGTCTAATCTGCAAGCCGGGCGTAAATGGCGTCAGAGGCGGCAGAGGCGGGATCGATGATAGCCAAGCACGGGTAGGTTTTCAGGATAGAGGGTGGACGATTATCGATCGGTCGCTGGGCTACATTACCCGCTATCCATGCCGCAAGGGATACACCTACTACCTTACCTGGGACAAGCCGGTCAAGGCTGGGCGGCGCGTGATAGTGCGTCATGATGCGGAAGGATACAACGCTTTTCGGCGTCAGCTGGTAGAGGACGGCATTGTAAAGGCTCCCGTGCCTGAGGTGCTTTATGGCATTCTCAATCAGTACGAGAAGAAGATCGAGCGCAACGCTAAAGACATTCACATACCGGCGATCAAGGCTAAGATTGACGAAGCCCAAGAGGTGTTAGACGGCGCCGGGGCTATCATTCACTCAGACGTTAAGCCAAAGCGCGCACGAGCAAAGAAGGCGGATGCATGAGCAAAGAAGAGAAGACGCGCGAGCAAATCGAGCAGATGACTAGCAGGATCGTTGACTCGCAGCGCCAAAGCGGCGACAATGTGAACAGGTCAGCCGTGCGAGAGCAGGTAAGACAATCCTTTATCCGCAACGAGCGGAAGTAATAACCACCACCACTAGCCGCCCATTTATGGGTATTGGATAATCCCGATGGCTTCTAAATTTGCTTACCGTTACCGCAAGCCTGTTGCATCTGTCGGCGTTGGTGTCCGCACCTCTGCGACCGAGGATGACGCTAGCGCCCCCACTATTACCGCTGGCTCTGGGGCTCCCTCAGCTGCCGAGGCTAACGGCTCGCTCTACATGAGGACCGATGCGTCTAACGGTGATGACGCACTCTACGCTCGGATTGGTGGGGCTTGGGTCGCACTCAAGGGCGAGACTGCCTAAGCACTCGAAGGGGTTAGCGCATGAGCTCCGCCGACGAGTGGGAAGCACCATATACAGCCCGGATCCCCTTTCCTGATTATCTGGAGAGGGCCCGGGCTCAGGTGGTTAGGCTTGAGGTTTACAGAGATGGGGCGCTAGTCGCACCCACAGCGGGAACGTTTACG